GGAATCCCATGATTTGTCCACGATTCTATACGGACTAGAATAAATGATTTTAGATTCATTCTAACCTTTTTCCAAAACAGAGATTCTTTTTTTGCCACAGTAAGAAAAGTATACCAGAAACCTTGCATGTATGCGATAAATACTATATAATTGTGTAACAATATCAATTAATTATATAAGGGAGTTTATTATGAATAATATTGAAAACTTAAATGGAGAAATGCTGGGCCGAGCCTGTGCTTTCGCCGGAAAAAATGACATAAGGCCTTACCTAAACGGACTCTTTATTGAAAGAAGAGAAGAAGGAGGAGTCAACATCGTTGCTACCAATGGCCACATTCTTTGTGTCTACCAAGATCCGGAAGCAATCCCCTGTGATTCTTTTGAAAACGTCGTCCTGAACATCTACCAGCCTAACTCAAAAAGACTGCTTCCAGTTTTTACACAGTTGAAAAAAACCAACAGCGAAAGAGTTGATTTATTTGACTCGGTTGAAAGAGATGAACTAGGAGACATCACGGACAGACAACTGCTTCTAATTAGAATAACGGAAGAAGAGCCTTTTGCCGAACCTGTCTCTGCTATTGAGGGGCACTTTCCTAATTGGAAAAAAGTAATTAAAAGTGGTTTGAAAATGAATAAGCCTATTAGTTTTAGTCCACAATACCTGGCTAAACTTAAAGATTTTGTGCTTAAAGACGAAGACCCAAAGTTTCCAGAAATGACGCTTGTTGCTGGGAAAACAGATTCCCCTTGCATTTTTCAGTCTGCTCACGGTCTTGTGCTTATCATGCCGATGTTAACCAGAGGCTTTGAACTCAATGAGCTTCTACAAAAGAAGAAAACAAAACTAAAAGAAGTGGGGTCTTAAAATGTCTGTAGATACTTCCTCCCTAGAAACAGACTTGATTCATTTTGCACGAGAGAATTGCGATGACAAACTTGCCGATTTACTGAAACAATATGGAATAATTGTTTACGAAGACGAGCCAGAATACGAAAGACCACAGAATATCTATCCATCAACTAAGAAAGGTGGGTAGATATGGAAATACCAATTTTTACAAAATGGTGGGAAATGGTTGTTTTTCTTCTTTTCGCACTAATCGCGACAACTGTAGGTATTGTTATAGCACCAATTATTTTTATTATCAGGAAATGGAATGAACGAAAAATATAAACCGGAATATGTTGCCTCGAAGATTCCCCTAGACCAACACGAATATCAAGGGTGGTTTTGGTATATGCCTGAAAAGAAATTCTACAGATGGAACGACTTACCGCACAGAAAGGATGCGATAATTAATGAACGAAATAAATGGAAAGTCCCCCGATTAAAATAGCTTTTTGTGAGTGTTGCCTGGAAGGAAGAGAAAAAGGCGACTTTGTTGCAAGAATAGTAAAAACCAAAAAGAGCACACCTGTTCGACTTCGTGTTTGCTCTTCCTGTAACGGCTACAGCAATGAAGAGTTTTATGGTAATCTCACACGAAAATTAATAGACCGTATATTACAGAGGAATGACTAAACCAAAAGAAACCTATAGCACCAGTAAGGCATGGAGACAACTGGAAACTATCGAAACAAGACATTTTAGAAAAATGGCTGAGTTTTTCAGAAAAGAAAACAAAAAACTGAAAGAGGAAATAGCTGAGCTTAAAAAAGCAGGGAAAAAAGACAATTATATTGAAACTGTCTTAAAGAAATGAATAAAGTTCCTGATATGGTGAACCATCCTCCACATTACAACACAGGAGAGATTGAATGTATTGATGCAATCGAAGCCATGCTGTCTCACGAAGAATTTATAGGTTATTTAAGAGGAAATTCGCTAAAATATCGTTGGAGATTCAGACACAAAAACGGTGCTCAAGACTTAGAAAAAGCTGAGTGGTATGAACAAAAACTAAAGCCCTTGATACAGGAGAAAAATAATGGTTAAAGGAACCTATAGAATATTACAAAATTCAAGAACTAAAAAATATAGGGTTGTGGATGAAAAAGGTCATGGAGTGGACTTAGGCACTACTAAACTAAGACAAGCAAAGAAACGCTCTCCAGGAGCTATAGAAAAAATGGAAAAGGACTAATGGGAAAGGCTCCGGAAAAATCGGATGCCTCAAAAATTACAGATATTTTAGGTTATTTCTATTCTCTGTCTAAAGAAGATCAAAAATTAGTGTTAAAAATTTTACAGGAGAAGAAAAAATGATTTATTATAAAACTTATCTGGAAGTCGACCAGGCCAACAAACTAGTAACTGCTTTTAATCAAAACCAACTACATGATCTACTGCCTTTTCTTAAAATCGGTTTAAAAGGAGCAAAGAAAAGCTACCGACTCTGCCTAGACTGTCCAGTAGATAGTTACCCAAGAGTTAATAATAAATTAAACGACGTCCTGGACTTAAATCTTGTCTGGGAAGAATATGATGCTGCTATGACTCCTGAATTTAAAAAAGGTTTACCAGGAGATCAGAAAGAAGATTATCCTATTCCGTAAACTGGGCTTCTTCGACTTCCAACAATGGCTTATAGTCTCCCAATAGTTTTTGTATTCTCTTTTTGATTTCTATTTCACTCAAAGAATCCAAGGTGCCCGTCCGCACTTCTTTTCTTTCTACATAAAGACCCGCTGCCCTACCTCTCTGAACCTCTGCTGAAACCGCAGCAGTTAGGTTTCCTTTATCTATGGCTTTGTCTCTTATGTCTGCAAGCTTTTTAACGTGCCTACTGAACGTAACCTCATACTTTTTGTCTATTTCCCCCTGGAGCTCTCTTATGTATCGAACGACAAGCGGGTATCTTTGTGGATTTAAAAGCTCGGAAGCTCTGACATGCGCACTTGATTTACCATACCCAGCAGTGATCGCGCACTCTGTTTGTGTTTTTGAACCGTCGTTATAAACAAACTCTTTTGCAAAACGCACCTGTTTCGGAGTCAAATGTTTTTCATTACGGCCTGATATGTTTCCTGATATTCCTTTGGGCATGTGTGAATTATATCTTTTAAAGTAAGTTTTAGTAAGTCTTTTTTCACATAACCTACATAACCTGAAACGCACCTCTCTCAGGTTATGTGAAAACCCCTATAAACAAAGGCTTTCAGGGAAAACGCACCTCCGCACCTCTGTTTTTGATATTTTTTTCGTATTAGTCGGTTAAAAAATCTCAAAATCTCAGGTTCAGGGGATGTGAGTGTTCTCTATATAGGAAAACAAAAACCTTGATTTTAAAGGGTTTCAGAGGCACCAAAACCCCGTTTTTACATAACTTCTACATAACTTCTGCGTGTTTTTGAGGTGCGGTGGAGAAATAGCCCCTTTTTCCTTAGAAATAGCCCCTTTTTCCTTAGAAATAGCCCCTTTTCCCTTAGAAATGACAGGTAAGTTCCTAGAAATCGACTATTTGTCCCTGGTCCTTGGTCCACCGCCAACTCGACGTAATGAAAATAACCCTTTACTTTATTTTACTGTGGAGTATACTACAGGTAGTTAGTTAGGGCTCCTATTTGTTGATAGACGGATACCGGTCCTAGTTCGATAGCCAATGTTCTTAGCTCTAACTAACTATCTCGGAGGATATTGGCAATAGGACCACCTAATTAATGAAAAGAGGGAAAAAAATGAAAACAAGTGACTTAGCCATTGAACAAGAGCAGGCTCGCCAGGAAGAAACACATGAACACGAAGAAATGTATAGGAAACTGGAAAAGTTTGTAGAAACCTTTGAAGAAAAGGCATTACCAAAAGAGCGCGATTGGGTGCGACTTACCATTACCTTAGACCTTGACGCAACAGAAGAGCTTAAAGAAATCCTTTTTGCTGAGAAAACTAATGGACCGCATAGGCTAAGGAACGAAAAGCTAGAGGAGTTCCTCGCTAGAGGTCTTTTTGGAGGAGGCTTTCAGCGTGCGTTTATTCCCAGTGAGTATCTTGGAGACGAGGGCATGGTGCTGAAAAAAGCAAAAGCAGAGCAGTTAATAGCAGTAGTCCACAATAAAGGGTTTATGTCTCATATAAAGGAGGAAGACCTATGACTATGAAACAAATTGACTGGATAGAACTCTACGAAACAAACCAGGACAGAATTGAAAGATTCAAGGCCAGAACCCCTAAAAAAATTATAAGGGAACTAGAACGTCGCGATCCGGACTACCCGGAAACCTACGAGGAGGTTACCCATGGATACTAATCCGGTGACTTTAGTTTACTTCGACAAAAAGGACGCAGATTTTTTATCACACTCACTCTGCACCTATACCGAAGAGTTCGAGCCAGAAATACACAAGGGAGAAATGCCCAATGGCGCTGGTAAACTGATTATTCATTTTTATTCAGACCAGCTTTCCGCCCTTACTGCTTATAAAATCTTTGACGAGCTACACATGAACACTTGTTTGGTTACTGTAGCCGATGAATGGGCCGTGATCGTGGACGATCCGGAAAGACACGCGGCTCTTTTGAACAGCTGACACCCATTAGTTATCGGATTTGGTCCCAGTTCGTCAGTTTGTGTCTCGTGGTGTCAGCCCCTTATATAATGCGAGCACAGACGATGGGACTATGAACATGAAAGAAAAAAAAGAAAAAATGAAAAGACGCCTCAAGATCATAGAATGGTTGTTACCCAGGATTCAAAAAGGAATTTCTGATCCTAGAAACTATGAAGAACTTCTTGGTCGTGTCGACGCTAATCACAAACGCCATTTGCACAAGTAATATAATCCTCAGAGACAATCTCCCCTTCTTCCATTGTCTCCTGGACTTTGCGGTGTAAAGCCTTTTCTCGATAGCCTTGGCTATACCAGTATAAAGCAGCTTTTTCCCTTTTAGATGATTCGTCGCCCGTAGTTTCCATAGTTCATTGTGTGATTAACTGCTTTCTTTA